CGAAAATTTACTTCAAAAAATTCATACCTATACGCCTGATTTTCATTTAATAAAGAAAAGAATTTTTATAGAAACGAAAGGATTATTTACCACTCAAGATAGACAGAAAATGAAATTGATTAGGGAGCAACACCCTAATTTAGATATTAGATTTATATTTTCTAATTCAAGAGCTAGGATAAGTAAGAAATCAAAAACAACGTATGGAATGTGGTGTGATAGATATGGATATATGTATGCTGATAAACACGTTCCGAAAGAATGGATATGAGACAATTAATTGAAAGTTTTATTGATGTAGGAAGTGGATTTGTATTAGCAATTTTAATACAAGTTTTATTCTTTCCTCTTTTTGGATTGTACCCAACAGTTTTAGATAGCATTGGAATAGCTTTAATCTTCACTGGATTTTCTATAACTAGGTCTTGGTTATGGAGATTAGCATTTAAAAAATATAGCGAAAGACAAAATTTAGAAAGTAGAGAAACCTCACCTAAAGAATGGATTAGAGGTTATAAAGAATGGAAAAAAAATGAGCTTAAATAAATCAAGATATTTGGAAGACCAAAAGGTAGCAGAATATTATTCTGATTCTAAAGACAAATATATTAATGTAGATGATATGTCTGAAACACATTGTCGTAGAGTTATTAAAAAATTAATTAGAGAACAAGGAATGAGAGTTGATTATTTGGTTGATTATCATACTCGTTTAAGAATGATGATGGAAGTAGTGACAACTGAAAAAAATCTTAAAGACATATTTGATATTGTAGATGAAGCTCAAAGAAGATTGAGAAAAGAAGATGAACAACGTAAGATTAGAAACTAAATATATTGTTATTCATTCATCAAATACAAATCCTAAACAGAATTTTGACGTAAAGGATATTGATATACAGCATAGAAAAGATGGTTATTTTTCCTGTGCATTTCACAAAGTAATAACTAGAAGTGGTGAAGTGCAAGATGGAAGAGATATACAAATCGCAGGTGCTCATGTTGATAGCTCCGTTAAATTGTCAAACAAAAATTCTATTGGTATCTGTCTAATCGGTGGACAGACGATAGAGGGTAATCCCGATTGTAATTTCACATTCAAACAGTACACCGCTTTGGTGAATTTATTAAAAGAGTTGAAAAGGAATTACAACGAGGTTACTATTGTTGGTCACAGAGATGTGGCTGACTCCTTATCTCCGCATTTTAACGTAAGTGAATTGTTGAGATAGTTTGTTTGTAACCCCTTGAGAGAGTAAATAATACTCAACGGAAAATCTTAAATGATTGGAATTGTGAGGCTAAAGCTCTCAAGGGGGAAATATTTAACGAGAAAATTTTATGGAGAAATCAGAAAGTAACTTTTTATATCACACACCCTGCGGGAACTGCGGTTCTTCAGATGCTAATTCAGTGTATGATGATGGACATAGTTATTGTTTTTCATGTAACACAACAACGAGAGGAAATGAATTGACACAACCAAAACAAACAACAAGTAAAGAATTTATAAGTGGTGAAGTTTCTGCTTTAGCAAAAAGAAAAATAGATTTAGATACAGTAAGAAAATTTAATTATCAAACAGGTTCTTACTTCGGAAGACCAGTACAAATTGCTAACTACTATGATAAAGATAAAAAGTTAGTGGCACAAAAATTAAGAAACCCTGATAAGACCTTTCAATGGCTAGGGGACGCAAGACAATCAGGTTTGTTTGGTCAGCATCTTTGGAGAGACAAAGGTAAAATGATTATCGTAGTTGAGGGAGAAATAGATTGTCTTTCAGTATCAAAAATTAATTCAAATAAATTTCCAGTAGTAAGTGTAAAGAGTGGAGCACAAGGAGCTAAAAGAGATATTCAAAAAGAGTTAGAGTGGCTTGAAGGATTTGACTCAGTAGTTTTAATGTTTGACCAAGACGAACAAGGTAAACAAGGAGCTATAGAATGTGCTAAATTATTCTCACCTAATAAAGCTAAGATATGTAGTCTTCCTTTAAAGGACGCTAATGAAATGTTGTTAGCTAATAAGACTAGAGAATTAGTAGATTGTATTTGGTCTAGCAAAGCCTATAGACCTGATGGAATAGTTTTAGGTGCTGACTTATGGAATGAAATAAAAAAAGAAGATAATTATATAAGTGTTGATTATCCATTTGAATGTTTGAATCTAAAAACACATGGCATAAGAAAAGGTGAACTTATTACAGTTACCGCAGGTACAGGTATAGGTAAGAGTTCTTTTTGTAGACATATAGCATTACATTTATTAAAGAAAGATTTTAGTGTAGGTTATATAGCTTTGGAAGAGAGTGTTAAACGAAGTGCTTTAGGTATTATGGGAGTGGCTATGAAAAAACCTTTGCATTTAACTAGAGAAGGAACTAACGAAAATGAATTACAGAAAATTTTTAAATCTACTGTTGGTAATGGGAAGTTTTATTTATATAATCACTTTGGTAGTACCCTTGCTGATAATTTATTAGCTAAGATAAGATACTTGGCTAAAGCGTGTAGCGTAGACTTTGTTATATTAGACCACTTACACATGGCGTTGTCAGCTTTAGGTGATGCACATACTAATGATGAAAGAAAGTTAATTGATTATACTGTTCAAAAATTAAGAACCTTAGTAGAAGAAACTGGTATTGGATTAATATTGGTTAGTCATCTACGAAGGTCAGAGGGAGATAAAGGTTTTGAAGATGGAAAATTTGTAGGTTTAAATGCACTTAGAGGAAGTGCTAGTATTGGTCAGTTATCAGATATTATTATAAGTATGGTTAGAGATTTAAAATCTGATACTAATTTAACTCAAGTAAATATTTTAAAGAATAGATTTTCAGGAGAGACTGGTCACGCTTGTAATCTTTATTATGATTTAAAAACTGGCTGTTTGAATGAAGTAAAAGGAGAAATATCTGATGAATTTTAAAGGACTTATGAGTAGTAGAAAAAGCATAGCAGATGCTATGAGTTGGTCAGCTTATGTATTAGAAGCTGTAGGTAAAGCAAAAAAATATGGTAAGCCAGTTTATTTAGATGTTGGAAGAGAGAGTACCGCTTTTATGATGGAAGATGCTTTAATGCAGATGGCTATGAATGGAGAACCTGCGGCGTGGAGAGTAGAAGTTAGGTTACATACTTTACAGTAATGAAAAAAGAAAAAAAAGAAAAACATAGTAAAGTTACAATGGAAGGTGTGATAGCTTGTGTTGCAGTTATAATGTGGATTATATTATTTCCTTTTATAATGTTGTACGATAGAATTTTTGGTGGGTGGAAAAAATAATTATGAAAAATAAGTCTAGTGACCCTTTAGTTATTGGTAGAAAAAGATATTATAAATATAAAATAATATGGGAAGATATAGTTGGGGACTCAACACTAGCAACATCAAATGAATTTAATAATATGACTTGTGCAGAAGTACATACTGAGTGTTGGATATTTGATAAGACACCTGACTATGTTTATTCTTTTGCAAGTTATCATATAGATAATGGAGAAATAGAATTTGGGGATAGAAATGTTTATCCTCGTAGTGTTGTTAAGAAAATGATAAGGATATAAAATGAAATATGTTTTTGATATAGAGACAGATGGTTTCTTAAACCAAGCAACTAAAGTACATTGTATAGTCTTAAAGGATATTGATACTAATGAAATTATAAAATTAAATAATGAGGAAGCTATAAAAAAATTAGAACAAGCAGATTTAATTATTGGACACAATATTATTAAGTTTGATATGCCCGTCCTACAAAAGTTTTATGACTTTAAACCTAAAGGAAAGGTTTTTGATACAATAGTAGCAACTCGTTTGCTCTATCCTGATATAAAGGAGAGAGATTTTAAACGAAATGACTTCCCTACTAACTGTATAGGTAGACACAGCTTAAAAGCGTGGGGACATAGGGTGGGCAACTATAAGGAAGTCTTTGAAACAGATTGGAAAGAGTTTAGTCCTGCTATGTTGGGCTACTGTGTTCAAGATGTGGAAGTAACTCATAGTTTATATAGTGCTATTGAAAGAAAGAGTTACTCCTGTCAGGCTATGGAGTTAGAACATGCTGTAGCTTCTTTAATATTTAAACAAGAGCGTTATGGTTTTATGTTTAATAAAGATGAAGCAGTTAAATTGTACTCCAAATTAAACGCTAGGCGGATAGAATTAGAAGATGAATTACAAAAACTATTTCCGCCAAGAGTAGAGCGTACTCCTTTTTTACCTAAAGTTAATAATAAAGCTAGAGGATATATTAAAGGAGAGTTATTTTATAAAGAGAGAACTGTTACTTTTAATCCATCAAGCAGACAACATATTGCTGATAGATTAATTGAAAGATATAAATGGAAACCTAAAGAATTTACCAATGATGGTAAACCAAAACTAGATGAAACTGTTTTGGCTAGTCTTCCTTATGCTGAGTCTAAAATATTATGTGAACATTTTTTATTAGATAAAAGGATAGGACAATTAGCTACAGGTGCTCAAGCATGGTTAAAGAACGAGTATGAGGGTAGGATACATGGTACTTGTAATACTAATTCAACAGTGACGGCTAGAGCAAGTCATTCACACCCAAATTTAGGACAAGTTCCTAGTGTTACAGTTCCTTATGGAAAAGAATGTAGAAGTTTATTTACTGTACCGACTGGAAAAAAATTAGTGGGTATAGATATTTCAGGACTTGAAGTTAGATTGTTAGCACATTTTATGTCTAAGTTTGATGAAGGAGAATATTCTAAAGTAGTTTTGAATGGTGATATACATAGTGAAACAAAAGAAATGGTTGGTTTAGAGTCAAGAGATTTAGCAAAAAGATTTTATTACTGCTTCCTATATGGTGGTGGTGTAAAAAAGATAGCGTTAGTAACGGGTAAAAGTTTAAAGGAAGCTAAGAAAATAAGAACACGCTTCTTAAATAATTTACCTGCATTAGATAAGTTATTAACACAAGTACAAACTGCGGCTGAAAGAGGATATTTAATAGGTCTTGATAAAAGACAGATTAAAATTCGTTCAGTTCATGCGGCATTAAATACTTTATTACAAAGTTCAGGGGCTATAGTTTGTAAACAATGGCTTGTTGAATTTAATAAAGTAATTAAAGATTATGTAGACGCACAACAAGTAGTGTGGGTGCATGATGAGATACAAGTTGAATGTCCTGAAGAAGATGCGGATAAGATTGGAAAGTTAGCAGTGGAAGCCATTAAGAAAACTGGTGAATACTTTAATTTACGATTGCCTTTAACGGGAGAATATAAAATAGGTAATAATTGGAGTGAAACACATTAATGAAAAATATAAATAAAGGTTATGATTTTAAAGTGAAGAGTAGTTTTTTAAATGATTTACCATTTGGTCAAAAATATGAGGGAGAACTTAAATCAGCTTTAGAAGGAAAGATAGAATTAAAGACTGATAGATTATGTCAAAAGACAGGTAATGTATTTATTGAGACTGAAAGTAGAGGAAAAGAATCAGGTATCATTACTACTAAAGCTGATTATTGGGCGTTTTGTTTATGGAAAGAAAATCGTGGACTGAAAGACCAAACTTATACTATTATCTCTACAAAAA